CGCTTACGATTACCCGCGACTTGTTAGCCCAGAGGGACCCAGAGCCATTGCGGCGCAGTCGATCTGGCCTGATTAACTGCTGCTAAACCCTCAGCTAAACCGTGCGTCGCACTGTCTCAATCAACGTGCCGTTGCGACTGCTCTTTCAAGACTGCTGCGCAGGTATTGGCCAAAGCGACGGTTAACGATCTTCTGCGCCACGTCATTGATCGGGAAGCGGGGGCGGTAGGTCGCAGATGGCACAGCGATGAACAAAGGCCTCAGAGCGCCACTGGGCATCCTCTGGTAGACGCCAGCCGCTCGGGCACCACCGGATGGCTTGCCAACGAACGTGGAGTTGCGCCCAGCGGTCTGGTTGTTCTTGATGATGCGACCAATGGTTGCGCGTGTGACGTTGCCTTGGGCGTTCTGCTTGACGACAGCAGGCACCAAGCGCTGATTGCGCGGGAGGTTGCCGACCTGCAGTGATTGCAGCTTGACCTCCATTGGCTTGAGGCCACGGCGTCCGCCTTGGATGTTGGCCTTGAGGTATGGGGCGCGTCTCTTCTCGGGGTAGATGGTGACTACCAGATCGCGCTTAGTGCTCTTCTTGACCAGCCAAGCGTTTTCGATGAACCGGGTTGGATTGTTGAAGTATTGGCGTGATGCGCCTTTGAGTCCGGTACGGGTCTCAAAGCCAACGCTGTTGAGCGCCTGTGAGATTGCAAACGGCAGTTGTTTGGTCATCTGGTTGGTCCACCGGATGGCCTTGGGTAGCTCGCTCTTGATGTCTAAGCGGATGTCTGCCATGACCCAAGGGTAAGGGCGTCAGCCCAGGCTCGTGCCCAACCCAACCCAACCCGACCCCCCCCCTAACACTTGGGTATTTAGGCCCCTATACCCCCTCTCTCTCTATTTATTTATATTCTTTCTAAGAGGTTAGGAGGTTAGGAGATAGGGAGAGAGCAATGCCCCCCGTGGATCTCAGCTCCCAACCTGTTCAGGCAAGGTTGGGCAGACGCCATGCGTACTGCCTTTTGCCGTTTTGGCAGTCTCGATACTTGACCCATCCGAGATCTTTGAGAATGGATGCGACCTGCATCTGATCTCCCTTGGTTTGGCGCTCCAATGGCTTCTCAATTGCGTTAGTCAAAATCTCCTCTGATGTCAAAGGTGAGACAGATCTGCGATTGGTGAGATAGGTCTCAATGGCGGATTGCCACGGGTTGGAAACCAGGTAGCTCTCGTTTTCGACCTCGACTTGGCGCTCAAGCTCACGGGGCAAGTGGTTGGCCTCTCCATTGCGGTAGGCGGCAACAGCAGCGGACCAGATGGCATCGCGCTCAAGCAGCAGGCCGTCAACGGGGATATGGGGCGCGACGGTGACAGGTATGACCCAGAAGCGCCGGTTGCCGGTGTCGTCTACTAGGAAGCCGCTGTCGCGGTTGGTGGAACCGACGATGATGCAACGCCTTGGGAAGTCTTCAGCGGCCTTGCCGTAAGGCACGCGGAATTTGTCGGTTTGCTGCGAGAGAAACGCCTTGACCTGGCCAGCGTGACGGCGGCCGGTGATGTGGTCCAGTTCTGCCCATTCCATGACCCAGCTGGAATGGAGCACCATCAGGTCGTCCTTGCTGTTGATATCGCGCAGGGCATCTGAGAAGAACGCACCGCCGAGATTGCGCCAAAAGGTGGATTTACCGCAGCCTTGCGGTCCCATGAGCACGCACGCGCTGTCGTGCTTGCTGCCTGGCTCGTAGACGCGCCGTACAGCGGCGATCAGGGTGCAGCGCAGCATGGCGTCATAAAGGCTCCCTGGGGCGTCTCCAGGGCGCAGGTAGGCGCTTGCTAGGTGGTCGATAGGGGCAGGGGTCACCTCATCGGCTACGCGGTCGAGGTATTCGCGCACGGGGTCATAGGGGTTCTTGCGCGCGACATAAACCATGGAGTCAGCGGCAAGCTCTTTGGCGACCTTGACGCCCATCTGGGCAAATTCCAGGTAACGGTGCTCGATATCGGTTATTGGTTTTTCGTCTAGCTCGACTTTTTGGGTGTAGGTGTTGAAGCGCAGCCGATCCGACATTTGCTGTTGGATCAGTTGGATTAGCTCATCGGTTTCAAGCTTGATGGCTTTAGATCCAGAGCCGATCGTTTGCGCCTTGGGGTTATTTGTACCGAGGGCAGATTTAATGGCCTTGATGGCCTGATCACGCGGGGAGACTCCACCAGCCAGGTGGAAGAGAGTGCCAAGGCCAACGCCACCCGAATCAGATTTGAAGGATGACCATTTGGCCTCGCATTCGCCGGCTTTGAATTTGCCCGACGCTGCAGACCATTGGCACCAATCGGCCAAGAGAGAATCGTCGCCCACGCTATGCAGCGCCATTCCGACCTTGACCCATTCGTCATAGTCATCCGCGATTGAGCTGGGGATATTGGCGAGGTAGGTGCGTGCGCGTTCGGCGTCTTCGATTGGATTGGCCGCGGCCAGAAGGGGTGGCGTTTCGATTGGGCGCTGCATTTGCTGCAGCAGCACTGATGGGGCCTCAGCTAGTGGGAGGTCAGCGGGCGAGCGATCTTTAAGCCAGCGATATGCGCCAGTCATCGGGTGTTTGCCGATTACTACGGACTGGCAGCCTGTCCAGCGCAGCTCTAGCTGTTCGCCTTTGATGCTGGATTTGAGTTTGGTGGTTTTGATCTGATCCCAGAACGGTTCGGGGACGCTGTAGATGATTTGCAGCCGTCCATCGCGGCCGGAGGTTACGGCCCAGGATTTGGGAAGTTCACGGAGTGAGGTGCCGATGGATTCGAGCACTTCGGAGGCACCGAGGCCATCGTGATCGACGAACAGCAGGCCGCCTGAGGGTGGGCCAGCTAGGACGCCAACAGCTGCGGCACGGCCTGCGGATAGCTCGGCCTCAACCTGGCGTTTAGTGAGCGGGTGTTTCTGCCACTCGGGCTGATAGGGGCGTTTGTCGTTGCCAACGGCGACTAGCGCCCAGGTATCGGGAATGGCGCAAAGCTGATCGACGATGGGGGGCATTAGACGGCAGGGGAGTAGCCGTCAGAGTGTGGCGCAAGGTTAGGAGGTTGGGAACGCCTTGCAGGCGAGTCTCAAGAATCCAATAGGTATTGCGCGTCTTGGACTGAGCGAGCGATCCCTGCGATGCCACCAGCGCGGCGCACCATATGGAGCCAGTTCTGCTGCGCGGGTGTTGCGCGGCCTGTTTGGGTCTTGACTTCTATAGAGGTGAAAACGGCCACCTGTTGGCCCACCATGTCAGGCGTGATGGTGACAGTGCGCAGGCCGATGAGATCAGCGGATCCTTTGGCGAGGCCGAACTGCACGGGGCGGCCGGTGCGCGGATCTGGGAGTGTGCCGGTGTTATTTCGAAACAGTCGCAGGTCGGATCGAGCGCCTAGCGCGAGGCGTATCTGCTGCTGGATTGTGGTCTCATCGTTTGCCACGCGATGCGTAGACCTTGTAAGCCCAACCTGGAGAATAACCGCGCTCTTTAGCTAGAGCGAGCAGATCTGGAAGCGTGCGAGCACGGCCTTGCCCAGACTTGCGGCGCTTTATTTCGCGTCTGTACCAGGATTCGTCAATGCGTTTTATTGCCTTTTCGACTTCTGACAATGAAAGAACGCACCCATGTGCAGCTGCCCAGGCCATGACTTCATCGAAAGTTTGACAGCCGTTTTTCATTGCAGATTGCACTCGTCCAGTAACCGTCTGTATTTGGTAGCGCCTTATCTCCTGCAGCTCGCCGTCAACCTGGGCCATGCCGCGCTTGGCCTTAGGTGCGCAGTCGGCTCCACAGACTGGACAGGTCGGCTGCGGCTTAAACGCTGCATAGCAGCTGGGGCAGGTGCGCACGGTTGGAGCTGCTGAGGTGGCTTTGGCACGCCTAAGGCCATCAGCCAGGGACCATGTGCGGGCATCGTCTGGGAACCCATGGCGCATGACGTTGCCGACGTGATCGAGGATTAGCGCCTTGCTGCCGTCAGGTTTAGGCCGTAGCACCCGGCCGACTTGCTGCAGGTAGAGCGATTCGGATTTTGTGGGCCGCAGCAGGATGGCGACTGATGCGCCTGGGCAATCAAAACCCTCACTTACCACATCGACAGCGACCAGAACCTGCAAGCGGCCTGAGGCCAAGTTGGCCACCAGCTGGTCGCGTTCCTCGGGTTTGTTTGTGCCTAGCAGTGTGGCGGCGTTGATGCCTGCGGCTTGGAACTGAGCGGCGACTGATGCCGCGTGCTTGGTGTTGCAGCAAAAGGCGATCGCGGGCTGGCCTGCTGCGTGCTTTTGGTAGTGATCCACAGCGTCGCCGGTAACGGTGGGCCGATCCATCGCGTCGGCGGCCTCGTCTGTGGCGTAGTCACCTGCGCGCGTATGGAGCGTGCCTAGGTCTGCGATTACAGGAGGGGCATAGATCCGGGCTTCAGCCAAATACTTAAAGCGAGTTAGATCAGCGACGGATGGCCCTAGGACCAGGGTGTCAAACGCATTGCCTAGGCCGCGGCCGTCGAGTCGGCATGGCGTGGCTGATACGCCGAGCCTGTAGGCATTGGGCCAGTGGCTGAGCACACGCTCCCAAGATCCGGCTACAGCGTGGTGGGCCTCATCGATGATGATCAGGGACGGTTGCCAGTCGATGCGCGAGAGGCGCCGAACCAAGGTCTGCACTGAGGCCACTTGGACCTGATCGCTGGTGAATGGCAGGCCAGCCGCAATAGTTCCGTGCTGCAGACCTACGTCGCGGAGCTTGGCCGATGCTTGGCGCAGCAGTTCACGGCGATGGACCAGGATTAGGACGTTCAGGCCTTTAGCTGCTGTTGCCTGGGCTATGGCGGTGAAGATGACCGTTTTGCCGCCGCCGGTTGGTAGGCACAAAAGGGGCGCACAACTACCAGCTCGGTAGGCGTGGCGGAGATCGTCGATTGCGCGGTCTTGGTATGGCCGCAGCTGCACAGAGTTGCATTGCATGGCAACAGGCTATAGCCTGCCGCAAGTTGCCACAAGTCATGGACAACGCCGCGTATCACGCGCATCCGGCCATCAGCAAAAGCCACCTCGACAAAATCGCCCGCAGTCCTTTGCACTACTGGGCGCGGTATGTGGATCCCAAGCGGGTGACGCCAGAACCGACCCCATCAATGCGGCTTGGCAGTGCGTTTCACACGCACACGCTTGAGCTGAGCAAATGGGATGACGAATGGGCTGTAGCACCTGCTGGCATTGACCGGCGCACCAAAGCCGGCAAAGAAGCCTGGGCGCAGTTCCAAGCAATCGCCCAAGACAAGCAGGTGCTAACTGCCGAGGAAGGCGAAAAAGTCCAGCACATGGGCCGAGCGGTATGGAAGCACCCAGCGGCGGCCATGCTGCTGACCATGAATGGCGAGCCTGAGACCACTCACATGTGGCGCGATGCTGCTACTGGGCTGCAGTGCAAATGCCGGCCGGACTGGCTCAGCGATGACGGCAAAATCGCCGTTGATCTAAAGAGCACACGCGACGCCAGCCCGCGTGGGTTTCGGCAAAGCGTGATGGCATACCGCTACGGCGTACAAGCGGCCTGGTACAGCCATGGCATTGAACAGGCCACGGGCGTACGGCCTGAAGCATTCATTTTTATCGCCGTTGAGACCGAAGCCCCATATGGCGTCGGGGTCTACGCCGCAGATGAAGAGCTAATCGAGCACGGTTGGCGACTTTGCCAGCGCGATCTGCAAAAGATTGCCGACTGCCGCGAGGCAGACCAATGGCCGAGCTACAGCGACGCCATCGAAACGCTCACCCTGCCCGATTGGGCAAAGAAGGGTGCAGCGGCGCCTGCAACCACCGATGAAATCGAAGGATTCTGATGGATCAAAACTCAGCACTAACCACAACCACCGGCAACGTGTTCGGCGGGATCCAAGCGTTCGAGGATGCGCAGCGGATTGCTAAGGCGCTGGCTAGCAGCAGCTTGGTGCCGCAGCAGTTCCAGGGGCAGCAGGGGCTGGCCAATACGTTGGTGGCATTGGAGATTGCAGGCCGGATGGGCCTCAGCCCGCTGCAGGTGATGCAAAACCTGCACATCATCCACGGCCGGCCGAGCTGGTCTAGCCAATTCATCATTGCCTTGATCAACGGCTGCGGACGGTTTGAGCCACTGCGGTATGAGATGTCGGGCAAGGGGGAGGATCTGGCCTGCTATGCCGTGGCTAAGGAAAAAGCCACCGGCAAGGATCTAACTGGTCCCACCGTCAGCATGGCAATGGCCAAGGCCGAGGGCTGGGCAACCAAGAGCGGCAGCAAATGGCGCACGATGCCCGAGCTAATGATTCGCTATCGCTCGGCAGCAATGTGGGGCCGGTTGTATGTGCCCGAGCTGCTGGTGGGCATTACCCACACGCAAGAAGAGGCGATTGACATTGAAGAGGTCACCGTTACCTCGCCAGTGTCTGATCTAAACGCCAAGGTGGCGGAACAACCCAAACCAGAGCCTATTGAGGATGGCGAACTCTTCTGAGTATTTGACAGCAACTCAGCTGGCCAAGCGTTGGGGGTTGCACCCTGACACGCTGATGCGATGGCGCAAAGCTGAGAAGGGGCCGGCGTATTTCAAGACGCCCGGCGTTGTGCTCTACCCATTGGCCGAGGTAGAGCAATTCGAGCAGGCCAACACCATCACCCACAAAAAACCATGAGCTTCAAGCTGAACCTGAGCATCTTCAAGAGCACCAAACCCGACAGCAAGATCGATTTCTCGGGAATGATGAACATCAAGGTGGAAGAGCTGGACGCGCTTTGCCGCTTTGTGATGAGCCAAACCCCGGACCAATACGGCTCGGTCCAAGTGCCGATCAGCGGCTGGAAGAAACAGGCCAAGTCTGGTTTGAATTACATCAGCGCAGTGGGCCAACCACCCCGCGATTGGGTGGATCCTGGCGACGGTGCCCAGAAGCTCGCCGCGGCCTTCGACGGCCAAGTGGTCGAGGTTGACGGCGACATGTTCTGATCACATCAGCTGGCACTCAAGCCGAGCTATTTCGTTGACGGCCTGTTGGAGCAACTGCTGCTGATAGCAGCACTGTTTCAGCAGAGCTGCAGCCATCACGCCCGCGTCTTCGCTTTCGAGCAAGCTGCGGGCTTGTTTTTCGATCTCAAATTTTTGCTCGGTGGAGAGGTCCACCTGCATCCACTCTCCAAAATTCATGGTATGAGCGCGGACAACTCCTACGCTACCGACATTGCGACAGTCTGTAGCAATGTGCGGGTAGACGTTGCAGGTTGTCGGTGGATGCGGCATCATTTGCACGTCTACCGACCTTCGACATGTCCGCCAAACTCGGCAACCTGCTCTGCTTTGTCATCGCTGCAAGCGCCTTCGCGATGATCGGCCTTGATGCCACTGCCCACCACGGCATGACCCATTCCGGCACTCAGGAGTATGTGCGCCATGACTGAACGCTCCTACTACTTCTACATAGAGAGCGCAGCGGTGCGCGAATGCATCCGGGCTGAAAACTTCCAGCAGGCCAAGGCTGAGGCGTTTGATGGCTGGATTCAGTATTGGGATGAGATCCGCTGGCTTAACCCCGACAAAGACAATCACCTAATCACCAATGGCTGAGATCAAGGGCGCACTGCTGCAATGGGCTGACACTCCGGAGGGTTCCTACGGCGAAGGCGTTAGCCGGCCGAAAAGCGGCAGCCGCACCAAGGAATATCGGCTGATCGTCTACCCGAAAGGCGCCAAGCCGCTCACATGGATTACGCGCGCTGAGAACAAAGCCGCGGCCATCAAATACGCCAAAAACCGCTGGCCATCTTCTGAGGTTGAACTGGCATGACAGACCCAGCCCGCGCCAGGCTTTACAGGCTGCTGGAAGGCAGCAACACTTTTAAGGCTGGCCAGTGTTCTGAACGCGACCGCCTGCGCCTTCTGATCGACGTCCGCGTGGACCAACTACGCGGCACGCATGGCATTCGCAACCGCGAGCAGCTTTGCGCTGAACTCCACCGTCTCAAAAATCTGATCGAACCATGACCGAGCAACAACTGGACCAGCAGCGCGCCGACTTTATGGAGTCGCTCTATCGGCGCAGCGGTCGCAATGACCTACCCCTTGGCGACGCACGCCGCAAGACCTACACCGGCCTGTGGGATGAGTTTTGCGCCGACATTGCGGCCAACTTCCGCGATACGGACTACGCCGAACTGTTGGGCAAGGTAGTCAAAGCCATGGATGCCACTGAGTCAGTGATGACCCAGAAGCAAGCCCAGCAAGCCATTCAGGTTTGCCGCGCTCAGTTGCTTGGCAAATGGGCGTGATGCCTGAGGGCCGCAAATTCAAACGCGGCGAGCACAATCTGAATGCACTGCTCACGCCGGAGCTGGTCCGCAAAATGCGGCGGCTCCGTGAAGAGGGTTGGAGTTATCGGCAGTTGGCCTTTGAATTTGATGTCGATGAAAAACACGCCTGGCGAATCTGCCGACGTATCGCATGGGGATGGCTTGATGCCTGACAACGTGAATCACCCGGCCCATTACACCCGCGGGCCGATTGAGGTGATTGAGATCATCGAAAGCACCATTCAGGATGCGTCAGACATGCCCACGGCTTTTTGCCACGGTTCAGCGATCAAATATCTGCTGCGGCTGTGGCTTAAGGGCGACCCTTTAGAAAACGCCAAGAAATGCCGCTGGTATTTAGATCGGCTCATAGCCAAACTGGGCGCATGATGCACCTACCTGGGCTGAACCTGATAGAGCGCTTGGCGCTGCGGATTCTGGTCAAGAGTCCGCGAACCAGTTTGGTGATTGTGAAAGAGCTTGGATGGCCTGGCGTTTTCATCGCGGCCAATACCGACGATCCGATGCTCGCTGAACCTGCCGAGCAAGAACCACTGTCAATGCAGTTAGAGCGGATATACCACCAGCCTGCAGCCGGCGAAAGCGAATGATTCGATTGCACGCTGGTCGCCTGCTGTTGGTCTGCGACCGAGCTGATCGAACATGGCACGCGCGCGTGATCTTGGGTCCAAAGCCTGAGCACCAGATTGAAGCTGACACTGGCGCCATCACGCTGCAAGAGGCTCTATTGCGTGCGCAATCGATTTACCAAGCAGCAGTTGCACAGATCAGACCGCCAGGCGACAAACGAATGTGCTGGGACTGCCTCCAATGGGATACCCAGCGGCATTGCTGCGGGTTGGGGTTGCCAGAATCAAAGAGAAGCGGTGGACGCTATGCGGCCAGGTGCGAATTTTATGAGCCGTTCAGGGGTTGCTAGCCGCACTTATACGGAGCGTCGTGGCCCAACGTGAATGGAACACGCCTGTGCGTGAACCGTGGAACGCTTTGATAAAACAGGCCCTGCAGGGCATCGACCGCCACAACATTTTGTGGTTCGCCTCGGGCGATGGTTGGCACCTACAACAGGCCCAAGTGCTGCGCGATTACGTCGCCAGCCTCAAGATTTGGATTCACCAGCAGGAGGCAGATCAATGAACGAGGTAGAGGTGATTGGTCGTTATGAACGCGACGGCGGTTTTATCGAAACGCTTGATCGGCCAGGGTTTGAGATTTACTACCGCAGTTGTGTGGGTTCGATCTGCCGCTACTCGTCTGATATGTGGCAGGCCGAGCTTTACCTAGATCATCTACTGGCCAAATAAAGAGGCAGGTGGGGAGCTTGCCGGAGCAGTCCTCCCCTCACCGTCGCCTGCCGTCGGCGGACGCTTCGAGATTCCTCAATAGAAATTTCGAACCCGCAGTCTAGTGCTCATCGTTGAGCCAGCGCGCGATTGCCCATTCGCGAAGTGCGGACCAAAATTCTTGGGCGCGGAACCAAGTGGTCCAATCTTTGTGGCCTTTTGAAGAGTTGCACGCGAGGCAACAGCTAACCAGGTTTTCGCGGACGGTGAGGCCACCGTGCACCTTGGGAACGACGTGATCGAGCGTTGGCGAACGGCCTAGGGGATCGTCGCAATAGGCGCAGCGGTAACTCCACGCCAAGTGGATCTGATCGCGGGCACTGCGCCGCGTGACTAGGCGCGTTTCATCAATGTGGTGCTGTTCCACCTAGATCCGCAGGAAGGGGCAGAGCTTGCACCTCGATATCGATGATGTCTTCATCGCTCGGGATGAACTCGCTTATCTGGCTGTAGATGTCAGCCGGCAAGTCGTCTGGTTCGCTGTCAGAGCGATAGATGAGCTTGGCGGAGATTTCTAGGTAAAACGCCCGCATGGGCTGTCCGCCGCTTGGCACACGGTAGCTGTCGCCACTGCGACTCACTGGATTGCTGAATTTCTTTGGGATCGTGGCGTATCCCGTCGGCGTTTGGGTTTAGTGTCCCGCCATGCAATACATCCTCAAGGTCGGGCCGTGGCATGTCGGCCCCTTCGACACCCACAAGGCCGCTAGCTGGTGGGCTGAAAAGCACGGCGTCGATAGCTTCACCATGCTGCAGCTCGACGACCCAGCAGAGGCGCCTGGCAAGGTGCTGCGGCAGCGCATGGCACCGCTGAAAAACCCGGCAATCATGCTGCAATAAAAAACCCG